GCCTCATCTGGCCCCTCTGAGATAGCTTTCCAGATGGCAAAGTGTCCCGCTGTAGTGCATGCGGCCTTTTGAGCAGGGGTTGGATTAGCAATAAATGCATACGGCTCTGGATGCACGCAATGAATACCAAGTGACGCAAAAACAGATTTGCCTGATTGATTCTGATAACCGTTAAAATATTCCCAACGCAACCCTACATCATCGCACGAGTCTGCACATATTTTAGCGTACTCGTTTGAAATGTCTGAATCAATTTTTAATATATAAGCTTTTGTTGCCCACATAATTATCTCCCTTCATCATATCCTTTAAGTTGCAAATTTGCACCAGTAGAACCAAAATATTGTTCGGCGTACACTTTTCCGGGTCCGTCATATCTTTTAATAGATCCATACCATTGTGGTATTAACGTATACGAAGGCCATACAGTTACCTTATCAGCAGCCATAAATGGAAGTAAAAACTTAGCCAAGAATGCGTTGCCCGTAGACATGAACGGCTCGTTATGAAGCTGGTTTGGTTGTAATTTGTGTAACTGATCAATGATTGCTCCAACTACTTCATTGCCTGCATTTGCAGCAAGAATAGGAGAAACGTAGCCAGGTTTGGCTTTTTCACTTTCATAAACAGTATATGCATGGTGTTCTGGACTTGTGAATAACTCATCAGTATTATGTAAACATACAGAATCTGCGGCGGGCCAAAATCCACCTCGTTCATATATCAACTCATAACGAATTAGATCATGCGCCCCAGCATATCTTCCTCGTCTATAATATTCTTCAATAAGCGATTGATTTCTCCATTTGCGCGCCCACAACATCTCGTCAGTAAATACGCTGTATTCCCAATCAGGGTGCATATCTCTCCAAGTGTTCATCCATTTAGTAGGGGCTGCTTTTGGCCCAATCCATATATGGGTCATTTTCTTTTCAATATTCATCAACCAACTCCACGATTCTAATAATCTATTTTAAATAAAAAAAGGCAGCCTTTCGACTACCTTTTATTTATACAAATTTGTGCAGAGCTACATTGGACTACTTCACCATGAATGCTGTCGTGTAACGTTCTTCTGTTGCTTGATCTTTTGATTTTTTCAAATCTAATACTGCTTTCTCACGAGCTTCATATAAACTTTTCATATGAGCTGCGGTAACACCGTGTTGGCCAGCCATTACACCGATTGCTCTGCTGTAACCAATAACCTCTAAACGTAACCATAAACGATCTAGCATATTATGACCACCCTTTGAGATTTGTGTTTGCGTCTGGCAAGATTTCACGAGTGCGAATAGAATCTTTATAGAAGGTATCATTTACCACGGCCATGATATCACCACGACACAGCCCAATATCGCTAAGTTCTCTATTTGATAAGGAGGCTAATTGATTATATGATTCACGCTTCATCGATCGAACTGCGATAGCTTTGTTTACATATAAAACAAAATTAACTATTTTATTGTATGCTAGAGTGATAATTGAGTGTGAAGTTTGAATTGTGTGTGCCATGATTTTGCATCTCCTTAACGCGTATATAATGTTTAGTTATACTTTAGTATAACGATTATATTTATTAAAGAAATGCAAAAATATGACGTATTTTAGTGTGCCAATTTGGTATAGTCGGTATTCGCCAGAGGCAACTGTTATTTTTGCCAGCCTTTGATGTATTTGTCTGAGAAGTTCGCATTACTAAACTCTAATCTATCGATTAGTTTGACTGCGTTCTTACCCATCTTATCAATAGCAACAAAGCCTTCTTGTTCTGTTACTTTATATCCGTCAACAGTCTTGAGGAATGTCCCAACCTGTTTTGCTTTATCTAGCTTTCTAATAACCATATGCTTTGCATCAATGATGAGATTATAAAGTTCAAATACTGCTACTAGTTGAGCTGGATTTGTTTTATTGAAGTATTCGAGGGTAGCATCTTTCTTTTGACGCTGAGCAACCTTACCTTTTTCTGTTTTTCTTTTATCTGCTTCTTTATCGTATATAGCAGCAATATAAGCTTCTAACTCTTTTACGAATGTTCTAGGATTCTTAATTCTTTCACCAGCACGAATTTTTGTATTAACAAATTTCTTAGTTTGTGTTAAAGTATCATCGTTACCTGATATACCATCAAGTGTTTCTTTCTTAATGGTTTTAAACAATTTACCAGCTTGACCAAGAACAGCGTTAAGCTTATCTGTCTCAGCTTTAGTAAAGTTTGCAGTACCAGATACGTCTGAATAACTAGCGTCTACTGACCAGACCGACTTTGTTGCTTTGAGGCCAGAAGCAATCTCCTCTCCAAAGCTTGCAGACATTTCTTCAAAGCTACTTCCTCGGTATGTTGTGTGCCAGACCACACCGATCTTGGATCTGAGTATTTGTTCGCCAAGCTTTGAGTTTTTAGGTACCGTGTAAACAATCGTATTAGGATGGAAAGTAATGTGCGGTTCACCTTCAATGTCCACCACTTTGAGATCATCTTTTGCATATAGGAAATCACCTTGTACTACACCTTTAATTCCAAGTTTTGGTAACTCGGCAAGGGCTAGTTTCATTTTAACATTCAAATCGCCAGAAGCTATATCGGCGTCAATTTCTGCGTTTGTCTTGTATACTTTTGGATTCTTATTAAAGATACCTTTTTTAGCAACAAAGAACTTCTTATCAGATGGATCAATACCAGCAAATACTGCTGGTGCGCCGTCCCACTTAACACTAATATTTACTTTAGATTTTGCAGTACCAGCTAACATATCACGCAATGCTCTTAGGAAGTTAATAGCCTCACGAGTGCCATTCACACCTTGGTTTAAAATAGCATCTTCGAGATGCTCCATGTGAGTATTCTTACTAGCCGCAGCAGCTTCTGATATGAATTCTTTAAAATTGTGCATTGTTATCCCTTTTTGACCATTTGGAAACCGAGTTTGTTTTTACCAGCGTATCCAGCCCAGCCAAATTTAAACGTCGAGTTTTTAAAGTAATTGTTCTTAAACAGAATATTTGTTTTTGTTACATCAATATTAATTTGAATAAGAGTAACTTGCTTAGCTAGACGTGTAAGCGATTCGCGCATTTCAGCGTCAGCATTAAGTATCTTCCAAATAGATTCGCCTAACGGTGATAGCACAAGTCTAAACCTATCATCGCCAGTTTTAGTTTTCTCTTCGAGTTTAGTGTTCAGAACTTTCCAGAACGGTTCAAGCGCAGTCACTAAATCTTTCTGATCTTCAAACTTACCAACAAAATCCTTTATAGTATCTTGTGTAATAGCAGGTACTCGCACGTTCATAATACTAGAAAGCTTTCTAATTGCTTCTGTATCCATGAATTTGTGGAGCTCGATCATTTGATCTTTCATTGGCATTTCATTAACTATTTTAAATACCGCAAGAGACTTTTCTGCAGCAAGTTCAGCGCCTGAAGCATTCTTAGCTTTTTTGTTAATAGAATTAAGAATGTTTTGTATTGAAACTTTACTGCCTGCACCAGATTTAACTGACACTGGATATTCAATACCAAACCGTACACCATAGAAATCTACTAAGGGTTCGTTACTAGATTTAGGAAAGAATGAACTCTTAAACAGCAGATTAGATTGTGACCATATAGCAGAAAGTATTTCACCAAAGTCTGCAGAAACTACTCTAAGATCAGGTACATCGAATGAATTAGTATATGATATTTTATTGCTTTTAGTTCTAACAGCTTGGCACATACCCATAAGTTGTGCAACAGTATCGGCGTTATAACTCTTTGCAAGTTTTGGCTCAATGATAGACATTATTTGTTCAGATGTAAGTGTTCTGCCTGCAAGACCTAACGCGTCCGGTGTTAGCGATTTGTTGCCAAACATACGAGGACCACTCTTAGCAGCTCCTGCATGTCGGTTAACCCAAGGTATAGAATCGCCAACTCTAAGTTTGCCAATAGCTTTCGTAAGTACTAACAACTTAGTAGGATATTTGCTCGAGATAGAAGTCTTCTCGTATTCTACAACTTTTATGTTTATCTTTTTAAATGCCTTGACGTGATCTGCATCTCTACCAGCCATTGGGAATCGAATATGATTTACCCCGCCGCTTGATGCTGTAAGTGTTACGTCGAGTGCGTCTCTGATATAAGATTTTAAGTTGCTTACCATAGCCGCCTCTGACAGGAATTTTGTAAACGTTTGCATGTGTTTAACCATCTTAACTATACTTTCTGTTATTTATACTATTTACGTAATACCACCAGCTGCAAACATTGATTTTTTATTGCTGCCACCAAACGCTGTCTTATCACCGCCTTGATTTGAACTACCAAACGAAGCAGTATTAGCAGCACTTGTACCTCCGATACCACGCTGTGCGCCTTCTTCAAGATCAAAGATTTGCATTTTAGATCTATCAATACCAACAACAAACCGACGATAATAATCCAATGCACCCCAACGGTTTTTAAGTTGTTTCATCATTAGCTGACCAAGATTATCAAGTTCTTCAGTTGTAACCAAACCAATAATACAATCGGCAGTGTGGGTAATACCCATAGATTCAGAAGTGTTTGTAAGATCTACATCAGAGTTACCATAGCCATCACGGTTAAACTGAGATGAAGAAACAACAGCACAGTTGTATTCCATAGCAAGACCACGGATTTCTTCAGCAATAGATTTTACCAGAGTATAACTATTTGCCGCAGCAGCACCTTTAACACGTTGTGATGCACAAATGTTTAGATAATCAACAAAGATTACATCAGGAGTAAAGTTCTTCTTCATTTTTAATTCATTAAGCAAATGGCGGAAGTGACCAACGTGAGCAGAACCTGTCGGGTATTCCTTAATAACTAACTGACCAGTACATTTTGATTTGATACGATCCATGCGTTTCTTATAAACATCACGTGGTAACATTTTTAATTCGTCAAGAGTAACATCCATCATATTAGCATCGATACGTTCTGCAACACGTTCTTCAGCCATTTCCATAGTAATATACAAACAGTTTTTACCAGTCATTAGATAACTAGCAGCTGCGTGGCATTTAACTAGAGATTTACCGCCACCGGTTGTAGCCAGTAATACAGTTAAAGATTTACGAGGCAAACCACCCTTAGTGATTTTGTTTAGAAGATCAATATCGAACGGCATGCGTTCTTCTTTACGATGGTAGAATTCATAACGCGCGTCAGAGTCTTCAATAAAATCGTGACCTACAGATGTATCAAAGCTGATACCTAGCGAGTCTGAAAGTAGTTGTGGGATAGCACCTTTGTCTAAATCTTTTTCCTCACCATCCATAATAAGAATAGCTTTACGAATAGAGTTAAACAAGTCTTTATCTTGGCAAAACTTTTCAGTTTCTTTAACAAGCCAATCAAAATTAGTTTCATTGTCTATGTGTAGACCATCAACGGTTTGCATCATACTTTGGTAAGAAGATTCGTTTAAGTCTTTGCGTTTATCGAGGGAGATTTTAAGAGCTTCAATAGAAGGTGGAGCTTTATATTCTTCAACGTAAGTTGAATAAGTATCAAAGATCTTTTTAAGACTACTATCATCAAAGTACTCGTCCTTGATATAAGGATATACTTTGCGATAGTATGATTCATTAAATATTAGATTTGATAGAACGGTGTTTTCAATCATTGCGTTTTCCGATTATTAAGTTGAGTACTGGCGACCAATACAATTAGCCGCCAGCACATTCAAGTATTATTTACTATAATAATATACATCATATAGAATGTCAACAGTTATTTAATCTTTAGCGTTAACAACATCAGGTTGATCATCTTCGCGCATGATTGAGCCTGAAGCACCGATAGTAAATGCGTTCTTAATATAGGTAGACAGGTCAGTCTTTTCAAACATCATCGTCCAAAACTCTTTATTATCGTTAACTTCTTTAGCACGCATTAGCTTCTCAGAAATAACTTCACCAGTAGATGGATCAATTGCTTCATACCAACCAACTTTAGGTTTATTTAGATAACCGCCTTTTTCAGCAATATCCATCAAACCAGACCACTTAACGATACCGCCTTCCCAAGATACCGAGACTGGAATCTTAGACTTCTCTTTAACATGTCGAGATTTCTCAATGTTAATGATGAAGTGATAGCCTTGAATTTCAGTACCAACTTTATCTTGTTGGCGACCGATGATCCAAATAGCATCAGCAGAATAGTAAATACCTGTACCACCAGAAACAACAGCCTTAGGAAACAATCCAATCTCTTGGTAGGTATGGTTAACCGCAATCAATGGAATATCTTTAAGGTTAAGGTGGGGCGTTACAATACGGAAAAGAGATTTAAGGGCCTTAGCTCTAGACATATCTGCTACTGATTTGCCGTCAAGCGCGTCAGCAACTTCTTTCTTAGAAGCAAGGTTACCAATTGAATCAATGACAATAATTACCTTTTCACCTTTGGTAATTTGGTCTAGTTGGTGCGCGATGTCAAACTTAAGTTCTTCAACATTGGTAATTGGTGTATGGACTACGCGATCCATGTCAATACCGAATGATTCAAAGTAAGCTTGTGGCGTACCAAATTCCGCATCATAAAACAAAAGTACTGCGTCTTTATTACGTTGCATATAAGCGCCTGCCATCAACAAAGCAAATGCTGATTTAAAGTGCTTAGAAGGACCTGCCAAGACAAGCAGCCCAGGAGAAACACCACCATCGATTCGACCTGATAGCGCAACGTTAATCATTGGCACATTTGTTGGTGCCATATCTTTCTTACCATAAACTTTCGATTCCAATAAAGGAGCCGACATCTTAATGGTACTGTTTTTCACGAGTTTGTCTAATAGACTCATAGTTTACTTTCCTTCCACAATAGTAAGCAGCTTTGATTTATAAGCTTGGATTTTTGCAACTCGATCAGGCCAATAAATTGTTGACTTGTCTGAATTTTTACAAAGGTTATCCAAGAATGGCGATACCGATTTATATAGAAGTTCTAATCGATATTCAAAATCCTCAGCAGTAACTTTAGCATCAACTAATTGATCTTCTAAAGTTTGCTTTTCACTGCTGATGTTCTGAATAGTTTCTTCGGCTTCAGCACTTTTTGCTTGAAGTTCTTCATCAATAAAGCTGAAGCCGAAGTCGAAATCTAAAACCTCTTCATAGGTTTTATTAGCCATTCGCTAGTTCCTTGAAGATCGATAGATCATCATCGTCGTCCATAGACATGGATGTTGATGCTTCTGGCGATGCTTCTGGAGCACTAGGTGTTGGAGCTGCTGCTGATTGATTACCCATGCTTGATAGATCAAACTCATCATCTTCTGCTTTAGCAGGAACTGAAGCTTCTTCGTCAAGTGCAAGTACACGGAACAATTTAGTTTTCAATTCGCTGTAAGACTTAAAGTTTGCAGGATCAATCAGTTCCTGTAGAGAGTGTTCTGCATTGTAGATACGTTCTAGTTCTGCATCATCATCAGAAACCGGTGAAGGAGAATCGAATTCTGATTTGTCGTAGTTTGGATAACCTTCAAACTTACGGATCTTAAGACGGAAGTTAGCACCTTCCCATAGATCGAATGGGTTAACCGGTGTTTCATCTTCAAACTGAGGATTCATAAGATCGTTCAATTTATCAAAGATTTTCTTACCAAACTGATACATGAAGATTTTGCCATCATTATCTGGGTTAGCTGGATCTTTAACAACAAGAACGTTTGCGAAGTACTTAAGGCGACGCTTTTGCTTGCGTGCAAGTGCCTTATCATCATCAACACCAGAATTCCACAATTTGCCGTTGAATTCGGAAACTGGATCATCTTGGTTAATAGTAGTAAGTGAGTTTTCGATGTACCATAGACCTGTTGGACCTTGGAAACCGTGATCCCATACACGTACGAACGGCATTTCTTCACCAGCTGCTGCGGGCAAGAAACGAATGATAGCAAAACCATTACCAGCTTTATCGCGAGTAGGTTTCCACATTTTACCTTCGTTGGGATCTGCGTAGCTCTTAGATGAGATTTTTTCGAGCTGAGAGTTCAGTTTAGTTAGAGAAGCTGAACGGTTCTTTTTGAGTGCGTCAAATGACATATTTTAATTCCTTAATTTAGCTGTATATAGCATTGGTTATATTTGCGATGTATGTTGTAGAATTTAATCTACCATCTATTTATATCAGAAAAAACGATCTCGGACTAAGTCCTTAAACTTTTTATCTTCAATTTGTAAAAAAGGTCTGTACTTCTTTATTAATCTTATTATATCATGTGCTACGATTTTGTCAACTACTTTTTCATCCCAATAGGGAAATATATTAGCAATGTGTGAAATAATAGCAAACGTTTCAAGACTAATTTTTCGTTGCATGTACATAGTCATAATATATGGATGTTGTCCATTCACAGAAGTAAAGTTGGCTTGAAAATTATCATCAAGATTAGCTATATCGGTTTTGAATATGCGAGACAAAGTATCTTGTTTACGCTGCCATTCAATATAACGGTCTTCGCCTTCTTGTTCAATAATCTCACGAATCCATGCGTTAGGCTTAACAACCATATTAGCAAGCATAAGCTTTTCTGGATTATCTTTACGTGCAAGCTTTTCAAAGAAATAAGCGTCATTGCGAGTTCTAAACTTGTCAAACGACGCTTTTATTTTTCCATGATACTTTATATAGTCATAACTATCAGACGTGAAATGCCTTTTCATTGCAAGATACTTTACGTACCACTGAAAAGATTCCTCGTTAGCATAACTCTGTGATGTCTTTATCATCTTTGATCACCATTTTCATTGCAACTGCTTCAGAACGTACTTTTTCTTTTAAAATAGACGACTTCTTTACAATATCAGCAACTGTTTCAATTTCAAGTCCGTTAATTTCGGCATACTCTACAAGAGCATCTATGTAATTGACACCAGCAGCTAACATGTTCTGAATATCGTGGTGTACCCTTTCTGGTGTTCTTGGAGTTATCATTTTTATTTCGTTATCCATTTAAAGTTTTAATTCCTGCTACCCAATTTTCAGCAGCGCTTTGAGCAAAATGGATGTTCTTGCCCTCATAGACTTCTTCTTTAAGGAAATCACCATTGATGAAACATCGAATTCCTGCGCCAGATTCAGTTGCGAAATAATCAACTTTCAGAGACTGTCCTGACTTTTCTGTCATAATAGTATTACCTGTCATACTCTTTCTCCCGTATATTAGATGTTGCCTTTACAGAACCACAATTGATACAGTAGACAACGGTTACGTCAAATAAGTGGATTCCAAATCTAATTTGCTTTGTACCACTCGATATAACTATATTATCACAACATCCACTAACTGTCAACTGTTTTTTTGCATGATCCATTATTTTTCTTCAAACAGCACATTATTTACATAACGCTCTTTATCTTCTTCTGAAATACCCATAGCAAGAATAGATCTATGCAAGTGTGGATTCATTTTTTGATTTTCACAATACTTATTTAACATTGGCAATGTATCACGATTTGATACGTATGCGTTAGTTTCTAAGTTGTCTAGGTAATAATCTACTAATCCTGATGTAACACTAATAAACTGATTTAACTCTTCTTCAGAATTAATATTACCAACTGCTATCATATCTTCTGAAAATATTTCTGCAGCCCAAGGTGGAAGTTCGCGTGGCTTAACCCATTCTAGACTTGTTACTTGTTCTTTCATATGTTTGTTGAAAGGATGGTCATAACCGTGCAATGGGCTATAATCCATAAACGAACCAGTAATCTTCTTAGGACCAGCAACAATATCAAATCCAAGAATAGGCAATTCAATACCAGCTTCTGGAAATATATTTACGTGCATCAACCATAGACCTTTGCCATCTGCTGGATTAATAATCTTTAAATGACACTTGTAGATTTCATCTGAATCCCAAAAAATATCATTCCAACCTTCAAACTGTAGATCTTTGGTATAACTGCTATTGTCGTAGCGATTAAAGTTATCATCAAAGCGAGTACGCAATTGATCTGCGTACTCATTAAGTCTATCCCATAACTGCATTATTTTGATTTCCGAGCTTTTCGAGCTTTTGCCCAAGCACGTAGAATTTTACTTTCACGTACTTGCTTGATCGCTCGGCGCGAAGCCCTTGCGGTTGCACTAGCAGCTCTTCGAGTAGAAGCAGACATATCTTTCTTAAGAGGGGCAATTTCAATATCATCTTCTTCAACTGTGACTTGAGTTTGTTCTTGCATATCTTTATCCTTTTCGTTAAGTCTTGTATCAATTATATAATGGAATGCATCATGTGTCAATAGTTAAGATGCTTTGTTTAGCATTTCTTTTGATAACTCATCGAATAATTCAGATGCAAAGTCAAAACATACTTTAGCTTCGTCAGCCATATCGTCGCTCAAAAGCTTTCTAAATTCTTCAATCAAAACTTTAGTATCACCAGCAAACTCGTACATCAGACCGTTTCCAGGTGTTTTCTTCTTGATGATTTGACCACCGTGAAGTTCACCAAAGTGTCTTACATACATGTGAGCAAGTAGACCTTCGTTGTCTTTTGACGCAGCTAGTGTTTCAATGTGAGTGATATACTTATCTACTGAAGCTGGGAATACGCCGTCTGGTTCAAAACCAAACATAGTTTCTAGTTCGCGAATATCTTGGAACATGCGAGGTGCTCGATGGATAACACTGAGATTTGGTGGAATGATAGTAGCGTTTTCAAGCGCTTTATAGTTTAGGTATTGGCATTGTAAGAATTTGTAATACAATTCAGGATCAATGTTACCAGAAATAAGTTCTTTAGCAAATACTCGGCGCTCTGCGGATTGATGATGTGCCCAAGTTAGTTCTTTTAATTTGTTCGACATATATTACTCCACGTTGTTATATCATAAATTTATTTATTATTTAAAGGAGACTCCGTTAAGAGTCTCCCTATTTAGTGCTTGACTTCTGATTAGAAGTTAAAGCCCAATTTTGCGGTTGGAACAAATTTAGTTGAATCCATATTATAGTTTGCTGTTGTTTCAAATGTTAGCCCAGCAAAATCACGAGTGATTGAAGCACCTACGTTTTGCAGCATATCACCTTGATCACCGTTAACATAAGCAACGATACCATATACGCTTGCATCAGCTTCAAACGCAAAGTTTTCAGAGGCAGAACCATAAGTTACTGTTGTACCTAATCCAATGGCTGCGAAGTCAGTATCAGCACGACCACCGAGTACCCATTCTTTTGAGTCAAGGTTATAGTCGCCAGAAACCATAGTTACTAGAGGCATTGGTACCGCGTATGCGGCCTGTACATTTTCGATGTCGGTTACATCAGCTGAGATATCAGTGAACCCTACGGCAACCGTTGCGCCCATAGAACTCAATTGAATGCTCTCTGCCATTGCAGGATCTTCAAGAGTAGTTCCACTTTCTGCTTCTACGAAGATGTTATCTTGGTCGCCAAACGCAAAACCAACACCACCGGCTGTTGAAGCAACTGACCACTCATCAAGAGTGAGCGCACCAGCACCATCAGCTTTAAAGCCCATCAATACGTCAGCATTGCCAAGTGTATTAATACCGATATTAAAATCTGTAGTTGCGCCCCACTTATCTGCTGCAGTCTTTGCTACAGTGGTTTCAACACCACCTGAGAAAGTTACATATGGACCACCAAATTCTGATACTTCTTGAGCTGATACTGATGTTGCAGCTAGAACGCATGCAGTTGTTAAAAATAATTTCATTTTCTTACCTTTGTTTCTTTAATATTCATTAGTGCTACTTATCTTAAATAGGTGCAAGTAGCAAATACCTGTATTATATATACAGTTGGAAAAGCAGCCTTGATTGTCTTAGCCGCTTATGTGAGTTTGTGTTACTTTTTAGTACCACGTAGGTAGTTTACTGGATCTTTAGGTTTGCCAAATAGCTTTGTGTATATTCGCATAAAAAAGACTTCTAATTTTGCCATTAGCCTTCTTCTTCAGTAACGGACACTACAATTTCCAGTGGCGGGTTTTTCTCCATTGCAACCTTTTTGATGTACAGCGTTGGAATAGCTGCGTCTGAAGCATCATTAGAGTACATATGCGTGTTCTTTGTTGATTTTGAATACTGCATTACGATTTTCACAAGTTTACCCCTTTATTAGATTGCTTTATTAATATCGCCGTGGTTGCCTTCGTGGCTTGGAGCAACCCAGCCGTCTGGTTTCATTAAATCTGGCAACCCAAACGGATTCGGACGGCCTTCTTTAACGCCAACAGATTTTTCCATATTAGCGTTATAAACTTTTTGCCAAGCAGCAGTAGCATCAACACCAAAGACATCGAGAGTCCCAATAGCAAAAACGCACATGTCGATAAGACCATCAACAATTTCTTCAGGGTCTCGAGCTTCGATTGCATCCATTGTTTCATCTAGTTCTTCCTTACACATTGAAAGTCGGAAACGCAAATACTTATCCATCAAGTCTTTGTTGTCTTTATTGGCTTCAAACCAATCTTTTACACCAAACTTGTGGTGCATGTCGTTAATGTCTTTAGACCAGTTATAGCTCATAGTTTACTCCTATTTCGTTTCATTTAATTAATTATAATACAGTATTGTAAGAATGTCAACAATTAATCTTCAATTCTTCGTTGCCAATTAGCTGGATATTCTGATTCAAAAGTATCTGGCGCTGGCTGCTTAAATGCTTCTTGAATTTTCCATCTAAGTTCAGCACGTTCTGCTATTAGTTTGTTAACAAATTCTTCTGGGGCCTTTTCAGCATCAGCCGCTTCAATTAATTTGTTGAGTTGTGTGAAGCGACCTTTCATTTCGTCATAGTTCATATCAATATCCTTATACGAAGAAATCATCTAGTGTTGCAATTTTTACTGCGGACCAGCCAACAGCTTGTAGAATAGCTTGAAGAGGTGATAGAAATACTTTTTCAAACTGTAGTTCGTAATCAATATATTCATGCAGACCAAATACTTCAGGAAGAACACCTGGAAACGATATGATGTTTTCTTTAATAGGGTTTGGTTGCTTGAGATGAACATACTTAACTTTGTCACCGCCAGAAATTAATGGGTACTTTTTGTCCATCTTTGCAGCAGTTAGATAATGATTGTGAAGAATGGCACCACGGACGTGCATCGGCGTACCCTTTCTATAAAGATTAGGACCACGATACTTATCAATGTTGTCTGTACCAATGTTACGACCAATAGCTTCTGGAGGAAGCGTGTAGAATTCTTGACGGAAGTCTTCAATGTATTGTTGAACACCAGCTTCATCGCCATTCATAATAACATCAAAAGAGCCACGTAGTTTATCACGACAAACTTCTGGTGTAGATGATCGTACTGATTCTAGACCAGTAACAGAGATTTTTGGCTTATCATAGTGAACACCCTCAGAGTTCAAGGTATTCATAATGTAACGCTTTTTAGCAATGAAGATTGTTTTATCAGTAATCTTTTCGCGTTTCATTACCATAGCTTGGCGATAAGCACCCATCTTAGTAGCAAGATCCTTATAACCATTTTCAAGTACTTCCTCAATTTTCATCTTACAAACTTTGTCGAGGAACTCTTCACCTTGCTTTCGGCTAACATCAACAGTACCAAACGAAGCTTTAATCACAGAAGACATATCAACGTAGATCGAGTCTGTGTCGATGTAGATGATGTAGTCTTTGTTGTCAGTTTTAAGCAAGTTGTTTAGATATTTGTTAACTGACATTTCAGCCCAGCGAATTGAAAGCTGACCAGATGTTGTAATAGCTTCAGCCATTTCATTAATATAGTACAAGAAGTAAACGTTAGCAGTAGCACCGTACAACGAGTTCATGGCAATCTTAATAGCCATCTGTTGGTTGTGCAGATTGTTTGCTTCGCGCTTAAGGTTTTCTTTCTCAGTAGGATCATCACAAACTTCGATAGCTGATTCGACCTTAAGCATTTCTTGTTTAATAATACTACGATTGCCATAGTATTCATCAATGATTGAAGGAATAACACCTTTAAATTCATTAGTAAAACATACGCCATTAGCTGCAACAGAAACTGATTTATCAGTATTGTGATACTGGTTGTTCATAACCATTTCGCCAGAAACATATTCACGACGATCATCAACGTAAGTTTCAGGTGACATGTTATATTGTAGCATTAAGTGAGGATAAAGAGAGTTCAAATCGAACGATACAACCCAAGGATGCATTCCGACTTTTGGATCTTTAACATAACCACCAACAAGATCGCCAGCACGTGCACCAGGACCACCTTTCAGTGGAGGCACGATACCATCTTTAATAAGTTTGCGATACAGTGTTGTTTCCCAAATTCCAACAGTACCAAACGCATCATTGTAGTTTACACCACCGCCATAAGCAACAGTCATAACTAACGAAAGCAACCCAGTTTCATCTTCAAAACGTTTAATAAGCCAAGTATCTTTAAGGTTGTAGTCAAGATACAACTGCGGGTTACGTTCGTACAATTCAGTAAGAGTACCATACTCAGAATAGTCTAGTTTCTTTTCGCCAAGTACAACGTTAGCAATATGATCAAGCTTCCATGATTCTTGTGGACCATATTTAAAGCCGAACTTTTTGAAAACATCCATGTAGTCAATAACTGCAATGCCCGAGATTTCAAACGTTTGTTGCATTTTACCAAAGAATTCACGACCGGTTTGACGAATTGAGCGCCAAGGAGATAGATCCTTACACCACTCTTCACCCATCAACCTACCCATACGAGTAATGATGTACTGAATATCAAAGTAAGCTACGTTCCAACCTGTAACAATATCTGGATAGTCCATCATCCAAATGTGTTTAAATTCGCGAAGCAAATCTTGTTCGGTATCAAACTTTGTGAATTTGATATCTTCAGGATCAATATCGAGTAAGGTTTTAGACTTATCAAAGTCTTTACGGCCAAGCAAATGATATATGTTAGACTTAGAAGACTTGTAAGCAATAGAAGTAATTTCTTTGTCAGCAGTATTCATGTCTGGATAACCGTCACTAATATCAACCTCAATATCAAATGATGCGATATTAATTAATGAAGTATCAAACTTAACATCGTTTGGATATTGCTGCTGAATGAACTGAGCAACATAATTAGTACTACCAGCGATTTGCATGCCGTGTACATCTTTATATTGCTCGATCCAGTCTTTAGCTTCGCGCATTGTATCCATTTTAATTGGAGCCAACGGACGACCATTAGTCAAAGATTTGTATTTTGTTTCAGTACCCTTCTTGTTGCTAATAAACAACGTAGGAGAGAACTTTACTTTGCGTTCAAAACGCTTGCCATCTTCATAACCGCGCCACAAGATATTGTTAGCGAAGCGCTCGACGGATGTGTAAAACTTAGACATATTTGATCCCTATTCATAATATAAGACTATAGTAACATTGTTAGACGTAAATGTCAACAGTTATTTTCGTGGGTCGATCTCAGTTGGGATTTCATTATTATCTTGTTTATCTTTTGCAATGAGTAGAGCTATTGACTGGATATCAGCTAGCAAATTTGAGCAAGCTGATTTATCATAGTCAGGTTTTGCGTTTCTGGCCTTATGTAATGCACAAGCCATATCATGCATCACGTTGATTCGCTTAATAAGATCTTCTACTGAATGGTTCATATTTAATCCAATGTATATTCAAAGTTTTGGCATTCATCGCCTTTTTCTAGCAGTACAGCACCGTTACGTAAATGGAATCTTTCAGCAACGTCGGTAAGAGGACTTAGAGTAACAAATCGTTTGATGTGTGGTTTGTCGCGCTTAATCAATTTTGCTGCTGCCAGAATAACGTCACGACCAGCGTTTTTGCTATAACTCCAGACTGTATAGAACATAGCCGTGTCTGGATCATCAACAGTTTTATCTAATCCTGCTTCTGTAATAACTGGACCCTTGGTAAAACCAATACACACAACAGATAGCATCTTATTGATTTCTTGATCTTCAATCGCATATACTTCTCGACCGTCTTCTAGTTTCCAATCCATATCTAAGTGAGGACGAACAGGATCGTCCTTAAGAATATGGCGTTTCCAGTTATCGTGATTTAATGCAATTAACTTTCTCATAATGTTGTAGATCCTTTAAGAGGCGATTTCGCTAAAGTTCTTAACTTTGTCGAATTTAATGTGAGACATGAATTTGTCGCCAAACTGATGTCCACGATGTGAGATAACAAAAATATTATCATCAGAGTTTAAGTTATGTAGAGTATCGATTAGCATTTCAATACCTACACCATCTAACGCACCATCTAGAGTTTCATCTAGAATAAGTAGATTAGTTGATACAGAATTACGAAGCTTAGCAACTGCACGCCAAGATAACATAATAGCAAGAGTGATACGAAGTTTCTCACCTTCAGAGAATGAAGCATAAGAGAAGGTATCACGAAAGCGCGACTTGATTACTTCATTAAAGTTTTCATCAAGTTGAAAATCAACAAACAAGTCAAAAGCCTGTAGATATTTGTTTATAAGCTTATTCATTACTGGAACATATTGCTTGATGATTCTGGCTTTGATACCACCATCTTTAAGCATTGCTGCAGTAACACTAATGACTTCTTTCTCGTTGAACAATGTTGTTTGCCGTGCTTCGATATTCTGTAGAGTTTCATTATACTCTAAAAGCTTGCTCATGTCAACGGCTTCTACCTCTTGTTCTGCAGAAACTAATTCATTCTTGTATGATGTTAGAGCACTCTTAGCCATTTTAATAGAGGCGCGGAAGTCTCCAATTTTCAGATTCATACCAGACATTTCAGATTCAACCGCAGAAATAGCTTCAAGACGATCGCTGTATTCTTTAGTTTTTACGGAAAGTTTTTCAAGACCAGAAGCAAGTTCAGTTACTTTAGTATCTTTCTCAGTAATGATACCGGCTTTAAAATCATGCTCAATGCCTTGCTTACAAGTAGGACAGTCATCGTGGTCTTTATAGAACGACAACTCTTTCTGGTGCGAACGTACTTGACTTTCAATGTCACGACGGAATGACTTAACCTTTTCCATCTTTGATTTCATAACAGGTTTATCTGAGATTTTATCTGCTTCAGCTGTTAGAAGATCTTGTATAGCTTCGACTTGTTCTTGATCTTCACTGATAGTTTTAAGATGTACTTGCATCTTTTCTTTGATCTTACCAACTTCAGTTTCACGAATCTTACGAATAGAATCGTTATGACCCTTTGCAGATTCAATGCGAGTTTCAACAAGATCTTTCTGATAAGAATTTTCGTTGATACTTTCTTTATTAGAGCTAGTCTTCTCTTTTAGCAAAGTATTCATTGTACTAAAGATTTGGATATCAAGAAGATCTTCGATGATTTCACGACGACCGTGAGCTGGTAATTCCATAAAGGGAACATACGTAGCACTACCAAGAATTACAATTTGAGTAAATGATTTGTAATTTAACTTAAGAATGTTTGTCTCAAGGTATGATTGATAATCACGAACAGCAGCATCTTGGTCAACAAGCTTGCCGTTCAAACTAATCTCCATAAAATTTGGTTTAATACCACGTCTAATTTGATAATTCTTAGCACCAATGCTAAAATCAATTTCTGTTACTAGCTCTTTTTGGTTAATAGAGTTAACAAGCTGTGGTTTACTAATTTTACGAAAAGCTTTGCCATATAACGCAAACGTAATAGCGTCAAGCAAAGTGGATTTACCACTACCATTAGATCCACTAATTAAAGTAGTCTTGCTTTTATCAAGAAATATTTCAGTGAATACATTGCCCGAAGATAATACGTTCTTATATCGGATTTTCTTAAAATGGATCTTCATTATATATTTTGCGCCTCAACATAAAGTTCATCAATCAATCTTTTAATCTCAATCTTATTGACTTTTGTCTCTAAAGAATTGATGTAGTCGTGTAAGATATCTTTTGTGTCCTTGGTTTCATCTAGTATTTCATCTAAACCTTCAGATTCTAAATTAAGAGAATCTTCAATAGATTTAACATCTGCTGCACCAGCGTCTGTTAGCTTGTTTAAGAATAAATCATAAATGTATGGATTAGTTCTGTTCTTAACAATAACTTTAATAAAAGTATCTTTAAGAGCACTTACATCTAAATTGGCAATATCTTCAATAGTCATATCAGCATCATCATATTCTATTTTGTGGAATATAACGTTAGGATTCAAAATCCATTCTAGCTCATGAGTTTCTGTATCGAGAACGCGGAAGCCACGCTTACCTTGGTAATCTGACCAAGACATCTCATAAGGAGATCCAAGATATGAAATATTGTTATATGTAGAAGGATGATGGAAGTGTCCAGAATATACGGCTTCGAAATTAGTGAATACGTCTCTTGTTAGACCGTGATCACATAAGTGACCTTTGTCCATTTCAAATCCTTGAATAGAAAAATGACCCATACACATTTGAGCAGTTGACTCACGGATTGTAGTCATCATCTCTTTATAGTTAGTGTTGTTAATCCAAGGAACCATTAAGAATTTTGTAGATCCGATTTGAATTTCTTTAGCTTCGTTCTCGTAAATATTAAAGTCAGGATATTCGCGTAAAAGTAAATTCATAGAGTTTACTTCGTTAGTGTTGGTGTAATACGTAGTGTGATTACCAACAAGACCATGATATTCGATACCACGTTTTGCGATCTGATCAAAGAAGAATTGCTTACCACGTTCAAGAGAAACATAGTTAATAAACTTACGACGATCGAATGTATCACCAAGATCAAAAATAATCTTAATATCATGTTCATCTATATAAGGAAAGAACACTTCAGAAAAGAAACGCTCTTGGTGATCCAAAAATAACTTTGAATCACCTCGAACGCCAATATGCATATCAGTTACAATTGCGATTTTACTCAAGTTTCGTCTCCAGCAGCCGTAATGTTATTCTCATCCAACAAATCAGCTTCAGCTTTCTTAGCAGCTTCAGTTTCTTTTTTCTTGGCTTTATCCTTTGCAAGCTTATCTTCAAAGTCTTGAACAAAGTCATTCATATAATCTGCAGCAGTATTTAGTTGGAGATCACTATCGCCTGTATATGTACCACCAGTAGCAATCATATGCTGAGAAGATTTAAAGCGAATATACATCTGCTTCTTTTCTTTAGCGATACGTCGCAGGAAAGCATACCAAATGATTTGTGTAAAGTAAGCAAAGGGATTTGAAGATTTTTCTTCTTTAAAGTTCATGATATATAGAAGGCAGTTTTCGATACCGTCTGAAATCATATCTTCTTTATAAGAGTAACCAGAAAAGTTTGGCTTGGTTGCCAATCTTGTAGCGATCTGGTAAATACATGTACCAATATAGTCGGGAACACGTGGTCTATCGTCGCCAGCATCTTCGGCTTCTCGTGAAATTCTTTTGTATTCGACGAGAGCTGCTAGCAGGTCAGGGTTATTTACGTAATTACGTGTACGTCTCTTAGCCACTGGGTATCCTCCTTAAGTTGAGTTTATTTGATTTAGTTAATATTAACACACAATTGCTGTGCTGTCAACAGTTCATTTCAATCTTACAACGTTTATTGAGAATTAATTATTTTTGCCTAAAGTGAAAATAACTGTTGACACATTTTAGAAGCTGTGTATAATAGACTTATGTTCTTTAATATAATAATAAGTATTCCATATAGTATTGTGTCTTTGACACTCCGCGAAGCGGATGATTAAATATCAACTGTATACACTCTAAAATCAAATTGTTCAGTACCATAAATCTCAATACGTTTCTTGAAGTGTTGTAGAGTATAGTTTTCGAATGATCCATGAGTCAAATCGTCAGCAATATCATATAGTGTTGCTTTGTCTGATCCATTACCCTTACGCAATGCTCTACCAATTGATTGCAGAACTTTAACTTCAGACTTAGAGCCAGAAGCAAAGATAACGTTATCTAGTCGTTTGAGGTTAACACCAGTTGAGAACGTACCGAAAGAAGCAAGGATGTTGTGTTTCTTTTCAGGATCATTTTCTACCAAATGCCTGATACGTTCACGCTCATCACCACTCACTCCACCGTAGATAAAGTGCAGTTCGCGTCCTTCTTTTTGTAGCATAGGCTCAAGAATCTTACCATGTTTTTCAACAAGATCAAACAGCACTAAGTTGTTTTGACCTTCGAGAGACCATAGAAGATTTCTGATAAAGATATTTCTTTTGTTATTGTTTACTAGATATTCACGTTCAGCAGGGTAGCGCTTTTGAGCTTCCTTGATCTTTTTGAATTCTGTGTGGAATATCTTACGGTTTTCTTTGCTATGTGAAAGAACAATCGCTTTAATGTTAAAGTCGGCAACAGTACCCGCATCCATAAGATCCTTAGTAGTAACGTGCTTACGTACAGAACCAAAGCAACCTTCAAGAACAAGACGGTGTGTTTTACTTTCCTCTGTCTTTAGAGTACCAGTGAAACCATGTCTATAGTAACATTCATCCAAACCTTCCATAATCTTTTGAAGTGATTTAGCTTGGAATAAGTGAGCCTCGTCTCCTAGTACAACTTTGAATTGAGCAAACCATTCTTTAGGAAGTTTCATCAAAGACTGCCAAGTTGAGATAACAACCGGTGCATCAGTGTTCTTATCAACACCACCTTGAATCTTATAGACCATATCAGGATCACAACCGTAGTCATTGAAATCACCAGCCATTTGATGTACTAATGAGATTGTTGGTACGATAATAAGTGTACGATGGTTGAAAACTCTATAGTAATGCTGTTGCATTAAATAAATGATAAGAGATTTACCAGAAGATGTTGGTGATAAAGATAAAGAACGGCTATCACGAAGTCCGTCTACAATGTATGAGTTTTGGTAATCGCGTGGTTCAAATTTACATCCAATTTCTTTAGCAAATGTATAACCATAGTCGTCTGGAATACTTTCACCTAGCATCAAATGATCCGGTGCGTTTAATGTATACTCACGATCTTCACAGAACTTCTTTAAACGATGGAATAGACCAACATAAAGAACAGGACGCATTGGTTGGTACAAACGAATTGTTCCATCCCACATCCTGTTCTTATACGCTGGAGAAAATTGATAGCCTGCAGGTTTAAACGAGAAGTATTCCGAAAGCTCCATTGCGGTGCCTGGATCACACCGTACTATTAAGTGTACAGCGTTTTTTTGTTCTACGTTAATTACTTCTGACATATTGCACCTTATTCATTATAATCTATACATCTATTTATAATGAATCGACTAGTTTATATTTAGTACTCGCCGTGCTGGAATTTGAGTACATCAATCATAGACTTAATGATAAAGTTTCTTGAGTGGATTGTTTTGATGATATCTTCGAGATAATTTGCATTTTCTGTATGATAATCAATACGGAGACTTAGCTTGATAATATCCTTATCTGCTTGAATCCATTTATCTAGGTCTTGTCGAATGATTTTTTTAGGATTTGGCTTCCAACCATGATCTTTAAGATCTTCTTCAGCCATTGAACCATCGAGCCATTCGCGTTTAGCAAGCTCAAGTTCTTTATAATCATAACGAAGCTTCTTTACTCTAAGCGCTTCTTTATAGTACATTGTGTAGTACTTGTTGTGCAATTCTGGAATTTTCTTAGCAGCCATTCCTAAATTTGTTTCATCGATAGTGGAATCTTCTGCCCAGATATCGGATATATCTTCAACGCTCATAATGTAGCCTTCTTAGTTAGCAATGTTTTCATAGATCATTATATCACACTAAAAGGTAGGTGTCAACTTATTTTTTCAAACGTCATATTGGTATATCTGAATGTAACGTTAACTTCAGGGTGTGTTACTGTAGAAGCCGTAGCATCAAGAGCTACACCACTAAGCGCAGTAGGAAAACACTCGGTAAAAGTAAATTTGATATTTGAATTTCTAGCACTACTCTCTATTATAATAGACATGTCAGATTTAGAACCGTACTTACTTTTTTCAAGTGCAGCCCGCTGGTCCGTAGATTCTGGTGTTCCCATACCTTCCATCCACAAAAGAATTTCATGGTAGTTTTCCATATCTTCATCAACAATAAAACTTAAGTCCAGATCAGAATATTCTAAGCGGTCTGGTGTTTGATATATGTTATGAATAGGAGAAGCTTGCTGCGGAGCCATCATGCTCAACCCAGGCAAACTCACTCTTTGGGTAAAGAATTCAACGTTTGGAAGTCTATCTATGACAACCTTAAATGAGATTGGTGACAAAAAATTAGTAATCATGTGCTATTTCCTATTGACATTGCGTAGAGGCTATGATAGTATTTATAAATAACGCACTGAAACAATATGTGGATATACGACTATGAACTCATATTTACCTAACTTTCCAGACCCTAGTGATGATTGTACTCATTGGGTTGGAAAATTATAGTTGACAGTAACGTAGATACAGTATATAATAGCAACATTGATGATAACTTGTGGAGAATAACCTTTGAGTGAACAATTTAGAATTTTGACCGCGCGCCAACACGTACGTGAACGTATCGGTATGTATATGGGTTCCAGCTCTCAAGAAGAAGTTGAACGTTTTGTGATGGGCCAATGGAAAACTGCAAGGTATGTTCCAGCCTTATCTAAAATGGTTGACGAAATTCTTGATAACTCTATTGACGAAGCAATTCGTACTAAATTTAAATTTGCTAATAAAATCGATGTATCGCTTAAAAGTGGTGTCGTTGTTGTTACAGATAATGGTAGAGGAATTCCTCAAGAAGAAGTATTCGATGAAGCTAGCGGTGAGAAAATTCTTCAACCAGTAGCTGCATGGACTCGTGTAAACGCCGGTACAAGCTTTGATGATAGTCGTGTTACTATCGGTACTAACGGTGTTGGTTCAGCTGCTACAAACTTTCTTTCATCTAAGTTCGTTGGCAAAACTTGGAAAGATAAAACACTCATTACCGTTAAATGTAAAGACGGTGGTGAAGCTGTTAATGTCGACGTAAAGAAAGGACCTCAAATTGAAGGAAGCGGAACAGAAGTTTCGTTCGTGCCAGATTATAGTCTTTTCGAAGTTGATAGTCTTGATGATCTAGATACTGTATCTCTTGTAGAAGATCGTATGGTTGGCCTTCAAATGGCATTCCCTGAAATTACTTTCTCCTTTAATAAGAAACGCATCAAAGTAAACGATCTTAGAAAATATGCTAAAATGTTTGTTGGTGATGATGGTGATGCAGTTATAGATAAATCAGAAAACCTTTCATTCTTTTATGCTTCGTCAGAAGATGGATTCCGTTCAAACTCTTATGTGAATGGTGTTAATACACGCCAAGGTGGTACATACGTCGACTTCCTTACTAATGGAGTTTTAGACGAACTTGGAACAATGATCAAACGTAAGCACAAGATTGAAGTTGCTAAGTCAACTATCAAGAACGGTCTTACCTTTGTAATGTTTGCACGCAACTTTATCAATCCAAAATTTGATTCACAAACAAAAGAACGTTTAACGAATCCAATGACTAACGTCCGCGATCACTCTATTGAGTCTGGTGTTAAGGATGCAGCCACGGTAGCTCGTAAGATTATGGGCATGCCATCTATTATTGATCCAATTGTTGAAGCACAGCTTGCTAAGAAAATTGCGGCTGATAAACGTGCTGCTACATTAGCTCAAAAGGGTTTACGTAAAGTTAAGGTTCCAAAGCATATCTCAGCTAATAAGCCCGATGCAATTCTTAAAATTGTGGAAGGTGACTCAGCAATGGGTTTCTTGTTGAAAGTACGAGACGCTAATAAGGTAGGTGCTTATCCTCTACGTGGTGTTATTATGAACACTTGGGATATGAAACCAGCTGATGTATTAAAGAATAAAGAGTTATCAGAACTTGTTGCTGTTCTTGGGTTAGACATTAATAATCCAAATAGTGTTGATGATATGACGTACAAATATATCGCAACATTAACCGACGCCGACCATGATGGTATTGGTCACATCAGTCCTTTGTTGATTGCGTTCTTCTATAAGTTCTGGCCTCGGTTGCTACTCGAAAAGAAAGTTAAGATCACTCGTACACCTATTATGATTTCAACCAAGACTAAAGAAGTTAAATGGTTCTATACATATGAGGAAGCTGCGGCGTTCAAAACAAATCAAACTGGTTGGAAGCATCGTTATATTAAAGGCTTGGGTTCTTTACAAGAAGAAGAATATAGCACAATCATTAACGAACCTGTATATGACACTGTAACTGTTGATGATGCTAAGACATTTGAAATGATGTTCGGTAAGAATTCTCAATTACGTAAAGATTATATGATGGCATAGATATAACAATAACAAGGATGTTAAAATGGGAACGCATAACTCAAAAGTAGAAGACGAAGAAACACGCGATATGGTTGCTGAATTTCTTGCCAATGGCGGTGAGGTTACCAAAGGTAAAACTAAAGCTATGGCAAGCGACCTTGGAATTAGCAATAATACTTGGGGCAATAAATTAACCAAAAAAGAACGTGTTGCTAAAGAAAAGAAAATAACTGTTGACAGTCCACAATAACTAGTGTAGTATAGTAATATATTAAATAAGGAACCGGAATCATTATGAGTTTAGATCAGTTCATATCTGAAGAAGCAAGTAAGCCGTCACTTGGCGATTATCCAATTAGTAAAGTAGCGTCTAACGAGTGGAAGTCTTTTGCAATGTATACTGTGGAATCAAGAGCGATTCCTAATATGATTGACGGACTAAAGCCTGTTCAA